AAAAATAGCGTGTGAGAAGCTATTGGAACAAGTCAGCCATGAGATTGAACTCAGGGCAATGGAAAGTAATATTGTATAAACAAAAAAAGCACCTAACAATGTCAGGCGCTTAGAAAAATTAACTAATCAAATTATAACACATAAGGAGGCTGTTGTGAATATTCTTAGCGAAGAATTTGAAAATAGTATCCGTTCAGTTGTAAGAAATCAATTTAAAGAATCATTCGAAGAATTGTTAGAGCATGAGACAACAGAAAAACGATGGCTCTCTATCGAAAGCGCGGCTAATTATGCCGACTGCAGTGCTAACACCATCAGAAAATGGTTAAGAATGGGATTGAATCTTTACAAGATTGACGGAACCAAAAGAATTGATAGAAATGAATTGGATAACTTTGTGCAGGCGCACTTAGTGATTTAGAAAGAGGAGAACAAAATGACAGAACCAACTTTATCAAGCCAATTACTTGGCTTAGTGGCGATCTTTATCGGGTTCTTTATCCTGACACTACTGACTATTAAAAATGAAGAAGCTGAACAAAAAACAGTGATCATCATTGAAGAGGCAGAAGATTTCAGAGAGGTTGCACGAAGAAACTTGAAAAACTGTGATAGGGGATTCACCTATGATTCCCAACCACCTGTCGGGCTTCCTTCAACGATTGATGACGTACCTCAAGATTTTAGACAATGCATCGAAGATTATGACAGACTAGCTAACGACTACCAGGAAGAAGCAAGAATTAATGACCTTCTAAGAAGTCAAAATGCGAATCTCTTGGAAGAAAATGGCCGTTTGCTCTACAAAGAAATGACCATGGATTTTCGCCAGAATCCAAGAAAATGGAGGGCAAAGACATGAGTGTTAGTCGCAGCATGAATGAGTTAGAAATTCGTGTATTAAACATGATTATCAATTGTGCGACCTTCGACTTGCCAATCCAAGCCAGTGAAATTCGTTTAGAAACTGGGCTCTCCAAACGTAAGGTAGAAGAAATCATCGAAAGCCTGCGTGTCAATTTTGGTCATCCTATCGTAGCTAAGAAGATGAAGCCGAATGGCTATTATTTGCCAAAAAACGAAGAGGAGCGACAAGCTGGTCTTGCTCCCTATCGCAGACAAATTTTGACTGAGCAAAAGAATCTTGCTGCAGTGATGACTGTGGATTTGAAGAAGTATTGGGAGGATAGCGCATGAGTGAAGATTTTAGAATACTACCTCATGATCTAGTAGCTGAGCAGTCGGTTCTGGGTGCAGTCTTTATCTCACCAGAAACAATGACGTCACTTGCAGACGAATTAACTCCTGACGATTTCTACAAGCCTGCCAACAAGATCGTATTTAAGACCATGTTGGCTTTGCTCGAAAAGGGTGAACCAATCGATGCGACAACTATGATCTCTGCACTTACTAATCAGGGCGATATCTCAAATATTGGGGGTATCAACTATGTTGTCGAGCTAGTAAACTCAACTCCGACATCAAAGAATGTGGAGCATTATGCGAAGCTTGTAAAAGAAAAGGCTACGCTCCGAAAAGTAATCGCTGACTTGTCGGATTCACTCTCTAGTGCCTATCAAGGCGATGTATCGATTGGTGAGATCATTGCTAAAACAGAAAAATCTCTACTGGATATCAGTAATCAAAATGCAGGGACAGGATTTCGCAATGTGGCTGATATTCTTGATACTCACATGCAGATAGTTGAGACTCGCTCACAGACAGATGGATTTGTAACAGGTTTGTCTACTGGATTTGTCGGATTGGATAAGATTACAACAGGTCTTCATGAAGGGAATCTTATCATCCTTGCTGCACGTCCTGCAATGGGGAAGACGGCATTGGCTTTGAATGTCGCTAAGTATGTGGCTACGATTGAAAGAAAGCCTGCTGTTATCTTCTCGCTTGAAATGGGCGCAGAGGAGCTGATTGAGCGTATGTTGGCATCAGAGGGCATGGTTCCAGCTTATCATCTCAAGACTGGAAATTTGAGTACGGACGAATGGAAACGGCTTGTACAGGCCCAAAATAATCTCTATGATGCGCCTATCTTTGTGGATGATACTGCAGGTATTCGGATTTCAGAGATACGCTCAAATGCTCGAAAGCTCGCTCAAGAAACGGGTGGCCTTGGTGTCATTATCATTGACTACTTGCAGTTGATAACAGGTGCAAAGGGTGAGAATCGTCAGCAAATCGTTTCAGAGATTTCAAGGGAATTGAAGATACTAGCTAAGGATTTGAAAGTACCTGTCATAGCCCTATCGCAGTTAAGCCGTGCAGTTGAACAAAGGCAAGATAAACGCCCGATGCTAGCTGACTTGCGAGAGTCAGGATCTATTGAGCAAGATGCAGACATTGTAGCATTCTTGTATCGTGATGCTTATTATCAAAAAGAACAAGCAGACAGTCAAGAAGCAAATAACGTAACAGAACTGATCCTGGAAAAGAATCGGCATGGCAGTCTAGGGACAGTGAAATTGTATTTTCACAAAGAATACACAAAATTTTCAAGTGTGGAGGGGTAGATGGCAGAAAGAAGAATGGTCAGCAAGACCATAATGCAAACACAAAAATTTTTAAGACTACCACTTGAAACTCAGGCCTTGTATGTTCATTTAGTCATCAATTCAGATGATGACGGAATTGTCGAAGCATTTCCAGTCGTTAGAATGATCGGTGCCAGTGAGGACAGTTTAGGCCTATTAGTTATCAAGCAGTTTATAAAACCACTGAATCAAGACATGGTCTATTTCATTACGGATTTCAACGAACAAAATAAAATTAGACCAGATAGACACAAGCCTAGTATACACAGGAATTTAGCTATTCAACAACTTGGATTAGAAGTTGATGGAAGTAGATTGGTTGAACCTGGAAAGGTAGTTCTAGAGCTTACTGAAGAAGGTCAGGCAGTTGACGGACAAGTGACGGACGAATGTCCGCATAGTATAGGTAAGGGTAGTATAGGTGAGGGTAGTATAGATAATATCCCTTACAAAGAAATTATCGATTATCTAAATTCAAAAACTGGAAAGAAATATAGAGATAATGTTCAGAAGAACAAATCTCTAATTAAAGCTAGATGGTCTGAAGGATATCGACTAGAAGACTTTAAACAAGTGATCGATAATATGGTTGAGGATTGGTCAGGTACGAAGTATGCGAAATACTTGCGACCAGAGACTCTCTTCGGAACGAAGTTCGATGGTTATTTGAATCAAGGGAATATTGTTAATCGTGAAAAGAAAACAGACGAAAGGCTAGGATTTTAGATGAAACAGTTTAAACAATTCAGAACTAGAACGGTTCTTGATGATATCTGTGAAATCCATGGATGCCATCTTTGGTCTGTTAAGATTCCTATTAAGGGCAAGATTGAGGAAATCAGTCAATGTCCTGAGTGTGAGAAAGAGAACATCCGTCTCTTTGAAAAGCAGTTGAATATGGAAGCCGAGGTCAAAAGCAAGCTATCGGACACTTACGAGGTCTTTGCTCGTGACAGTATCGTTTCAAGTAAGCTTGCTAGCAAGTCACTACATGACTATGAGATTCAGGTTGATATTGATGAAAAGGCTATGAATTTTGTGAAGCGATTGGAGCATTGCTATGCCAAAGGTGAAACTGGGAATGCTATCATCACTGGCCCTTCTGGTGTTGGTAAGAGTCATCTGACTTATGGCTTGGCTCGGTTTCTCAATGAGCAATTTAAATCTTATGATGAACCTAAAAGCGTGCTTTTTGTATCAGTAGTGACTTTATTTGATAAGATTCGAGAAAGCTTTGAGTTTGACAATGGCTATTCAGAAGCGAAGATGGTCAAGCTATTGTCTGAGGTTGATTTTCTTTTCTTGGATGACCTTGGGAAAGAGAGTCGAAAAGCTGACACGAGGCGAAATGAATGGGCGCATCAGATATTGTTCAAGATCCTGGATAATCGGACCAATACGATTATCAACACGAATTTGAGTAGCGAAGAGATTAAAGAACTTTACTCTGATGATTTCGGTAACGGTGCTTTATCAAGTCGAATTTTCGAGGGAGCGACAGGCAGGTGCTTTGTGTATCCAGCTGGGATGAAGGATAGGAGGTATTGATGAGAGAGTTTTTTAATAACGACTACATGGACATCATGAAACAATATCCTGAGGATTACTTCGACCTAGCTATTGTTGATCCACCTTATTTTTCTGGCCCAGAAAAAAGAGAATACTATGGTCGAAAAGTTAGTCCGATTGGTGTCAATAGACTGTATGGCAAAACATC